GAAATGATTATATCAGAAGTAAAAAAGCTTACTGATTTAACATTGGAACAGCTTGATGAAAAAATTCAGAAAATAAAAAATATATGTATATATAATAGGGAACTGTTAGTAAAACTAAACTACAAAAATTTAAAGTACCAAAATTTAAAAGAATGTTTAAAAACAAAAGTTATATAAAAGTATTAATTACAGGTGGAGCTGGTTATTTAGGGTCTGTACTTACCGAATATCTTTACCAATATGGTAAACAATATCATTTTGGTGGAATTGAAAAACTTACAATATATGATAATCTGATGTACAATCAAACATCAGTTATAAATCAAGTACATAGAAAGAATTTTGAATTTGTTCATGGAGATGTTAGAAATCATGAACAATTACTTCCTTATATAGAGGATGCCGATGTAATTATTCCACTTGCAGCAATCGTTGGATTTCCTGCATGTGAAAGAGATAAAGACCTTGCAACAGCAATAAACTTTACTCATGTAAAATTTATATGTGATAATTTAAAAGAAGGTCAAAGAATAATTTATCCAAATACAAATAGTGGATATGGAATAGGAGAGAATGGTGAGTGTACTGAGGAGAGTCCACTTAATCCCATTTCACACTATGGGGTAACCAAAGTAAATGCCGAGAAAGAGGTATTAAAAGCCGGTGGTATATCATTGAGATTAGCCACCGTCTTTGGTTCATCACCAAGAATGAGAATGGATTTGTTAGTAAACGAGTTTGTTTACAAAGCATTAACTGATAAATACATAACAATATTTGAAAAGAATTTTGTTAGAAATTATATTCACATTAGAGATGTTGCACATGCATTTTACTTTAGTTTAACTAACTATGATAAAATGGGTGGAAATGCTTTTAATGTAGGATTATCAGATGCAAATTTATCAAAACAACAATTGGTAGAGAAGATAAAAGAATATGTACCAGATTTCGCAATCACATATTCAGATTATTATGAGGACCCAGATAAACGAGATTATATCGTATCAAATAAAAAAATTGAAAATCTAGGTTGGCAACCAAGATACTCATTAGATGATGGTATTGAAGAATTAATTAAAACTTATACCATTCTAATTTCAGATTTAAGTTCAAAATATAGAAATGGATTCCCTTTAGGTTATGGCAATAGGACGTAGTGTATATTATAAAGAAAGAAGTTGGAATGATTTCCACATATACTCATCAAAAGTTTTAACTGGTGGGGTTAAGATTGTACAACCATCTGTTTATCATGAACAAAGAGGTGAAATATCTACAACATATCATTCTGATTACTATGATAGATTGATACCAGTTGAAGAAAGACAAGATGGAGTAAACTTTAAACACGATAGATATTCAAAATCAGAAGAGGGAGTACTTAGAGGGTTACACTATGATGATAAAACATGGAAACTTGTATCATGTTTGACTGGTAAAATTTATTTAGTAGTTTTAGATGTAAGAGGTGGTAATACAACTAGAAATCCACAATATGGAAGTTGGGAAACCTATATACTTTCACCCTCAACACAATCACAAGTACTTATACCACCTGGATTTGCTAATGGACATTATGTAATGGAAAAAAATTCTATATTCTATTACAAATTAGCTTACAAAGGTGAGTTTAACGATGTAGATAAACAACAAACAATAAAATGGAATAGTAAGAAGTTCAATATAGAATGGCCTTGTACTAATCCGATAATTTCTAAAAGAGATGCAAATGGAAAAGATTCTTAATTTAGATTATCATGAAGATAGATGGACTGCTAGTAACTTATCAGTTCAAGAACTAATTGATTTCGAAGATGACATAATAACACATTGGTCAAATGGAGAAATCAGAGGACCAGTTCACTTATCAAATGGTAATGAAGAACAATTAATAAAAATATTTAATAAAATAGCAGTTGAGGATTGGGTATTTTCAACTTGGAGGTCTCATTATCATGCACTATTACATGGTGTAGAACCTGAAGTATTAAAAAAAGATATATTAGATGGAAAATCTATAACTATTGTAAACAAAGAATGTAAATTTTATTCATCAGCAATTGTAACTGGTACTTTACCAATAGCACTCGGAGTTGCTAGAGGATTAAAACAACAAGGAAGTAAAGATAAAGTTTGGGTTTTCTTAGGGGATATGGCATTTGAAAGTGGTATCTTCTATGAAGTTCACAAATATGCTAGAAACTATGATTTACCACTTCACTTTGTGGTGGAAGATAATGGTGTAAGTACAAATACCCCAACATTAGATACATGGGGTGGTATTCAAAGAGAAATACCAGAAGATGTAATCTATTATAAGTATGAATCAAAATATCCCCACTATGGGACAGGAAAATGGGTAGTATTTTAGTAACAGGTTGTAGCGGATTAGTTGGAACTCACTTAGTTCACAAACTATTAGAAAAAGGACACAAGGTAGTTGGTGTAGATATTAAACATTCAACTGCATTACCAGAAATATCTGAAAATTTTACATTTGATGATATGGATTTAAGAGATGCAGATGATGTAAACATATTGTTCAACGAATTTAAGTTTGATGGAGTTATAAATGCGTTTGGTATCAAAGGTTCTCCAATCAGAGCAAAGGAATCACCCTTAGATTTTTTAGAACCATCGATTAAAGTAAACACAAACGTAATTGAAAACTCACATAAACATAATTGTTGGTTAGTATTTATGAGTTCGGTTGGAGTTTATGAACCAGCAGAAGTATTTGTAGAAGATACTGTTTGGAAAACACTTCCATCACCAAATGATTGGTTTCCATCTTGGAGTAAAAGAATACCAGAGTTATATTTAGAAGCACACAAAGTACAACATGGATATGATAGATGGACAATTGTAAGACCTGCAAATATCTTTGGTGAATATGATAACTTCGGTGAGGGTGCAACTGTAATCGGAGCAACTTGTAGAAAAGTGTACGATTCTGATGGAGAAATTGAGGCATGGGGAGATGGAACACCAACAAGAGATTTTATATACGCTGGAGATGTTGCTGATGGGTGTATAAAGTGTTTAGAGAAAGAATTACACATTACTACTAACTTAGGTAGTGGTGAAGAGATATCAATCAAAAGAATGATTGAAACAGTTGCTAAAGTTAGTGACAAAAAAATAAAAATTAATTGGGATACTTCAAAACCCAATGGTGATATGAGAAGAAAGATGAGTACTAAGGTACAAGAAGAATTTGGTCTATTACCAAAACTAGGATTTGAAGAAGGAATAAAAAATACATACAAATATTATGAAAAAAACAGATAAGATATTAGTTACTGGTGCAAGTGGGTTCATCGGCTCAAGATTAATCAAGATGTTATATGAAAGTGGTTATACTAACCTAAGGTCAACTAGTTGGTCGAGGGAGTTACGCAAAGATTTTGATGGTTACGAGAATGTTGAGCACACTAATGGAGATTTAAGAGATGCATCTTTTTGTGAGTTAATCTCAAAAGATGTGGATGTCGTTTTCCATTGTGCCGCGAACACGTCCAATGCTTTGGATACTAAAGTGAACCCGCTTCTCCATGTAACTCCTAATGTAGAGATGAATACAAATCTTATGGAACAAAGTTGGAGAAACAAAGTTCGTAAGTTTATGTTTATATCATCAAATACTACTTATCCAGATGTGGGTGATGAATATTGTACAGAAGATATGGAAGTACAAACACCTAACATATACCCAGTCTACAAGGCAGTAGGTTGGATGAAGAGATATGGGGAAACACTATGTGAGTTTTTCTCAAATCAAATACATGACCCTATGCAATGTGTAATTATCAGACCATCTAACTCATTTGGACCGAATGATAAATACGATTTTGAGAAATGTCATGTAACACCTGCAAATATTAGAAAAGTTGCAGATAACTTAAATCCAATCCCACTATGGGGAGATGGAACTGAGGTTCGAGATATCATTCATGTTGATGATATGGTAAATGGTTTCATGACAGTAGCAGAAAATGTAGATGAATACGATATTTACAACGTATGCTATGGAAAAGGATATACTGTGATGGAAGTGTTAGAACTTATCAAAGAAATAGAGGGGAACGACAATCCTATTGAGTTTGTAAACAACAAAGCCCCTATGATTCCAAAGAGATTATTATCAAATGAGAAACTACTCAAACTTGGATGGAAACCTAAGTACGATTTAGAAAGTGGATTGAGAGATGCACTTAAATGGTATAAAGAAAACAAACACCAATTTGACCCTAATTCAAAACCATAATGGCAAATCCAGAATTTACACCTTATTTAGATGCTTTAACAGAAGCTATGAAACTTACAATGGAAGATGATAAAACAATATTCATCGGACAACAAATAGTTTACTATGGTAACCCAATGAGTAAAACAATTGAAGGTTTACCAAAAGAAAGAATGATAGAAACACCAGTAATGGAAGAAACCCAAATGGGAATGACTATGGGATTGGCTATGACAGGTCATCAAGTTGTTACATTTTATCCAAGATGGGATTTCTTAATTCTAGCATGTAATCAATTAATAAATCATTTAGATAAATTAGAGGCAATGTCTGATGGTGAATGGAGACCAAACGTAATTGTACGAGTTGGTAAAGGTTCTGATAAACCATTAGACCCTGGTCATCAACACAAGGCTGATTATACCGATGCATTTGAACAGATGGTTACAAATTGTACTATTCATAAATTAGATAAAGTAGAAAAGATTGTACCTGCATACGAACAAGCATTATCAGAAGGGGGAGTACATATTATAGTTGAATATCCAGAACTATATTATGTTTAAACTTGAAAGTGATAAACTAAATAGGGTTTTTGATTATTTTGGACCAAGTGGGATAATCCCTAATGGTTTAAATTACAATTTCTTAGATTCCTATATCTTAAACGATTTCCAACAAGGAAAAAGTATAGAACACTTCATAAAAAAATACGAACAAGTTGCAACTTACGATTGTAACCACAATATTCCAGCTGATGTTTGTAATGATATTAGTGTTAAAGATTTTTCTTTACTTAATAGTAACGAACATACAACATTTTATCCCATAACTCCATTTGGTAGTGTATTATGTGGATTAGGTGAAGATTTTACCTTTCATGAGAATGCAACCTTCTTTGATTTCATATCTAAAACAGCAAAACAACAAATTATAGATAAAAACCTACACATCTTATTTGATTATAGTAGTGAGGGTGATATTAGAGAAGTGGTATTTGAAAGAATTCATGAGGGATTAAAAAAACACGATATTCCAGCAGATAGATTAGTATTTGTTTGTTCTGCTGTAAACACACACGATATTTATTCTAATTGGTTACAAGAAAATCCACAAGAAGTAAAAATTAAAACTGCGGTTTATCCATGGGCTGTATATGCAAAATCTAGGGAACTAAAACAAATCCTTGAATCTGGTAATTTTGAATTTAAAGGTGGAACTTCAACATATGCAAGTACTGATAGTATAGATTTTGATTCTAAGCGAACTCATAAGTTTTTATGTTTGAATAGAAGATTAAAACCTCATAGAATTATATTACTGGCATTACTTGAAAATCATGGATTGGTAAAAGATAACTTAGTATCCTATGATATCAATATGTTATATTGTAATGATGCACAAATACCATTTCAAGTAGATTTACAACAACAACAATACACTTCAGATAAAGAACAGATTAAAGATATATTGAAAGGATATCATACTTTAAGGAAAAGAAAGAAACAAGTAGTTGATAATGATGATATACATTCTGTATGGGGGTTTGGTTATGAAAATGCAAGTGATTATCAGAACACTTATTTTAGTATTGTAAGTGAAACACTATTTTACGAGTTTGCAACATATATTAGTGAAAAAACATTTAAACCATTTGCACATTGTCATCCATTTGTTATGGTATCGAAACAAGGTACTTTAAAATACTTAAAAGAAATAGGATTTAAAACATTTGGTGATTTTTGGGATGAAAGTTATGATGATGAAGAAGATAATGAAATCAGAATGAAAAAAATTGCTAAATTAGTTAAAGAGTTAGCAGAAAAAACCGATGAAGAATGGTTGGAGTTATATAAAAAAATGAAACCTGTATTATTATATAACAGAGAGAAGTTACTTGAGTTTGGAAACAATACAGATGGGTTAGCAAAAAATTATTTAACAAAACTTAAAAAACTAGTACATGGGGATTATCAAGAAAATTATTCTTTACTTTAAAAAAAGAAAAGAAGAGAAGGAACGAAAAGAATTGTATAAAAAGAAATTAGCGGAACTTAGAAAACGAGACCCGTTCATTTATAAAAACAAATAGATTTTAGTACCTTATTATAAAACTTTATATTTATATACTGACAAGGTATATCCAGTATGAACGAACTTTCGCAATATTTAGTAGAACAAGTACTGTTAGAGGATGAGAATCCTATTAAAAAAACAGTAGTAGTATTTGTGGGTAGGTTTCAACCTATGCATAAAGGACATTATGGTACTTATCAACATCTTGTCAAAAAGTTCGGTAAGAATAATGTGTACATAGGTACATCTGATAAAGTACAATTACCTAAATCACCTTTTAACTTCAAAGAGAAGGTGAAAATTGCAACTTCAATGTTTGGAATCCCCAAATCCAAAATATTCAAAGTTAAAAATCCATACAAACCAACAGAAATCCTTAAAAAGTTTGATGAAAAAACAACTGCATTCATAACAGTAGTTGGAATGAAGGATAAGGATAGATTAAAACCAGATAGTGGTAAATACTTTCAATCATACAAAGGAGAACCATCTGTGGGATATCGAGATGGTGGGTACGTTTATGCTGCACCCCAAAGTGGTGGTGGTATAAGTGGAACTGAAACTCGTAATGGGTTATCAGTTGGTTCGGACGAACAAAAACAAAATTTCTTTAAGAAAAGAGCATATGGTAAGTTCAACGCCACAATATTCAAAATGATTACCGATAAACTTAACGAAGATTTAGAAGTTAAGAAGGAATGGATATATGATTCATTAACTGAAATATCATCAACAACTATTGGTGGAGGTGATGTGGATGATGGACCAAATATCGTTTATCCATCTGCAGATTTATTCAAAAAGATGTCAATCGAAAGAGCTGCACAAATCGGATTTGATGTTGTAGGTGATATTCTTGGTGGAGAGGAATCAATTGATAAAACAGATTACAGAGTATATGGAGATGGACCAGTAGGAGCAGTATCATTCTTTCCAGCTGGTATCATTGGTACTATGACCCCAAACAACCAAGTAGATATCTACTCAAGAGGTGCATATTCACAATGGTTTAAACATGCAACAAGAGCAGCATCACTTGTAGGATATGAATTAGTTAGAGGATTGGGTATAAATAAAGATGATGCTCAAAAATCTGGTGATGATGCAAAAGGAGCTAAGGAGTTAGAGAAAGAATTCGAACAAAACCTACAAGAAAACATAGTACTACCTGTTAAAGTTGGTGATACCATTATGACTGGTAGATTTAAGAACAAAAAGACAGTTATAAAAACTATTGGTAAGGATGAACATGGAATGCCAACTATCAATGGTAGAAAAGTCGTAACTTTTCGACTGATGAAAGAAGGATTTATTGCAGAAATCGCAGGAACAGAAATAGATTGCCCTAAGTGTAATCATTCATGGGAGTTAGAATCGGATGATGATGAAAAATACCTTTGTCATAATTGTGGATATGATTCACAACAACAAGAATACGATTTTGATGCATTTGATTCGTGGCAAGAAAAAAATGGAATGTTGGATGAGAGAGGTAAACTAAGACCATCTCAAAAACTTGCTAGAAAAAGAGCAATGGCTGGAAAGGCTAGACAGATTGCAAGAAAAAGAAAAAGAACAATGATGAGAAGAAAATCATTTGATAAACTAAAAAAGATTGCATACAAACAAGCATATAGACAAGTTTATGATGAATTCCATCAAGATTTATTTCCAGGTATCAAGAAATCAGATTTATCTATCAAACAATCGAAAGTAATTCATAAAAATGTAGTAAGAAAAAAAGGTAGAGTAATGAAACGTGCAAAATTCAAATTCTTACCTGCATTAAGGGCCAAAGAAGCCGAAAAGTTTGGACAAAAGGAAGATTCAAATCCAAAGGCACATCCACAAGGTAGTAAGAAAATATCAGGTCGTACAACTGTAATGGATATGTTGGATGTAATTTCTCATAAAGAATTTGGACCTGATTTTGAAAAACTATCAGTTTCTCAAAAGAAAAAAGTAATTAAGATTGCAAAAAAACATAAATTTGTAACTGAGAATAAAAAGATGATATCAGAAGGTGGTGCGTATGGACACATGTCTCACCCATTTGATACTGATATCAATTTAACCTTTGGACAACTTAAAGATATCGTAAATCGTGCACTCGAAGGTTCACTTGAATTCACTAGAGAGAAAACTGATGGTCAAGCATTGGCAATTTCATGGAGAGATGGAAGATTAGTTGCAGCAAGAAACAAAGGACACCTAAAAAACAAAGGTGAGAACGCTTTAGATATCAAAGGTGTATCAGATAAGTTTCAAGGTAGGGGTGGATTGAGTGATGCATACAATTATGCGATGAAAGACCTTTCAACTGCAATCAAATCTCTTTCAGATAAACAAAGAGATAAGATTTTTAAACAAGGTGCATGTTTTATGAACCTTGAAGTAATATATCCAACATCAGTTAACGTAATTCCTTATGGACAAGCGTTACTTGTGTTCCATGGCACTATGGAATTCAATGAAGAAGGTGTTGCGATTGGAGAGAATGGTGAAGCAGCAAGAATATTAGCTGGTATGATTAAACAAGTCAACAAAGATGTACAAGATAATTACACAATTCAAGGACCACCTATCGTAAAATTACCAAAATCACAAGATTTATCAAAAAAACGTAGTAAATACTCATCACAGATATCTAAATTACAAAAAGAGTTTGGATTAAAGGATACAGATGGTGTTGCAAACTACCATCAAGCGTGGTGGGAACAATGGGTTGATAAGAATTCTCCATCAACACTCGATAACAAAACCAAAATGGGGTTAGTTAAGAGATGGGCGTTCTTTGATAAGAAGTTTAGATTAGATAAAAAGAACATTACTGATGAAAAAACATTAGAATGGGCTAAAAAGATAGATAAAGATGACCAAAAGAAGATTGGTAAGAAGAACTTAATGAAGTTCGAACAGATATTCTTAGGTTTAGGTGCTGAAGTATTAGAATTTACTTCATCTGCCCTTACTGTTAATCCTGATAAGGCAGTTCGTGATATGAAAAAACGAATTGATAAAACAATCAAAGATGTTAAGAAATCAGCTGACCCTAAAAAGATAGAAAAACTAAAATTAGAGTTAGGTAGATTGAATTCTATTGGTGGGACTAAAAAAATAGTTCCAAATGAAGGTATAGTATTTCTATATAATGGTAAAACATTCAAACTTACAGGCACATTTGCATCAGTAAACCAAATACTTGGTATTTTCTTCTAAATTTTCGGTTTCTCTATTTTTATATATTTATATACAATAACATAACCTAATGTATAATAATGGGTAAAGAATTTAAGAAAAAGTTTATGCACCCAACTCGTAGAAAGTTGGTGGATATGGTTCAGACAGGTAAGTATGATAAAAAAACTACTGTTGGATATACAAAAGCAAAAGAAACCCACAATGTAGGGGATAAGTGGGAAGATGAAACTCACAAATACGAAAAAAAGGAAGGATATACCATAAAAACTGGTAAGAATAGTGAAACCTTCCAAGCAATAAGAAAATATTTATCAAAACTTAATACTTGTAACAATAAAGAGTGTCCAAATGTTGGAAACTACACTTCTAATCATCTAAAATCTATAAAACAGTTTGGTTACTGTATAGATTGTATGTCAAAACTAGAATTGGATTTAAAAGAACATGGATTACTTGAATCATTTGCTGCATATCATATTTATACAAACAGAATTAAAGAGGGAAGGATGGTTATCGATAAAATTGAGGCCGATATCTCTGAATTAAAACAACAATATGATGAAATCGATGATAAAGGGAAAGTAGTTAACTCATATGTGTTACCTAGACCCGTTGAAGAGATGAAACAAGAGATGAGAGATTTTGTTGCAAAAAGTAAAAAAGAAATTGAAGAAATTGTAGAGGCCAGGGAAGAGCATTTTACAAAATTAAAGGAGAAAAACTATGAGCATTATATTTAGTTTATTAATTAAAAGATGGAGAGAGATATTAATCCTTCTTTTAGTTGGTATTATACTATTTTTGCGAGGGTGTGGTTCGGATTACGGTGATAAAGAAATTGTAGAAATAGATGGAGAGAAGTTTGAGTTGTTAGAACAAAAAACTGATACTGTATTTGTTGAAAAAGAAGTCAAAGTAACGAAGTACGTTCCAAAGTACATCACAAAAGAAGTAATCAAAGAAGTGGAAATACCAGTTGATATTGATTCACTTGCTGTTATCAAAGATTATTATGCAAAGTATGTGGTTAAAGATACATTAAATCTTACATATGACTTTCCAGAGGTAGTTACCGATTCATTAGGTAATAAACCAAGTGGAGATTTAGGATTTGGTATTTTAACTGATGTGATTTCACAAAACGCAATAGAATCAAGAGAGATTGATTGGTTCTTCAAGATTCCAACAGTATATAACACAACAATTGTAAAAGAGTTACCAAAAAATGAATTTTATATTGGATTAGGTACAGGTATAGACCAAACCAATGGTTTAAATAATCTTAGTGGTAATATTTTATTGAAAAACAAGAAACAAAACATCTATGGTTTAAATCTTGGGTTATCAAATCAACTTGGTGAATATAAACCATTCATCGGTGGTTCTATATATTGGAAACTAGGAAAAAAATAAATGAGTCAAAAAAAATCGCTAAAGGATATTATAAAACTTGAGTATCAGAAATGTGCTCAAGACCCCATACACTTCATGAAGAAGTATTGTATGATACAACATCCTGTCCGCGGTAAAATTCCTTTTCATTTATTTCCATTTCAAGAAAAAACACTTGATGGGTTTGCAGAAAACAGATATAATATTATTCTGAAATCAAGACAGACTGGTATATCAACTTTAACTGCAGGATTTGCATTATGGAAGATGTTATTTAATCAAGATTTCAATGTATTAGTAATTGCAACCAAACAAGAAGTTGCTAAGAACCTTGTAACGAAGGTTCGTGTAATGAATGATTTCTTACCTAACTGGTTGAAACAAACAACAGTAGAAGATAACAAATTATCTCTGAGATATTCAAATGGTTCTCAGATAAAGGCAACTTCATCAAGTGGAGATGCCGGTCGTTCTGAAGCATTATCACTTTTGGTGTTTGATGAGGCAGCGTTTATTGATAACATTGAAGATATTTGGATATCTGCACAATCAACACTATCGACTGGTGGTAACGCGATTATTCTTTCTACTCCAAATGGTGTTGGAAACTTTTTTCACAAAACATGGGTAGAGGCAGAAGAAGAAGTTAATGGATTTAACCCAATCAGATTACATTGGAGTGTACATCCAGAAAGAAACCAAGAGTGGAGGGATAAACAAGAAATATTACTAGGACCAAAAGGAGCAGCACAAGAATGTGATTGTGATTTCGTTTCTTCTGGTGATACTGTGATTGACCCTCAACTTTTAATGTTCTACAAAGAATCGTTTTGTCAAGAACCAGTTGAAAAGGGTGGATTTGACGGAAACTTATGGAAATGGGAATATCCAAACTACAATAAAGGTTATATGGTAGTTGCCGATGTTGCTCGTGGTGATTCATCCGATTATTCTGCATGTCATGTTATTGATATTGAAGAGGCATCTCAAGTAGCAGAATATAAAGGTAAATTAGATACAAAAGATTTTGGAAATTTCTTAGTTGGACTTGCTACCGATTATAATAATGCATTACTAGTGATTGAGAATGCAAATATTGGATGGGCAGTTATACAACAAGTAATTGATAGAGGATATCAAAACTTATTCTACATGAGTAAGGATTTAAAATATGTAGATGTAGAAAATCAAATGACAAATAGATATCGTGCCGAGGAAAGAGGTATGGTTGCAGGATTTAGTACTACATCTAAAACAAGACCACTTATTATATCAAAGTTAGACGATTATTTCAGAGATAAATCTGTAACAGTTCGTTCTAGTAGATTAGTTGATGAATTATTCACTTTCATATGGAATGGGAATAGAGCAGAAGCAATGAGAGGATATAATGATGATTTGGTTATGAGCTTTTCAATCGGATTATGGGTTAGAGATACCGCTTTGAGATTAAGACAAGAAGGTATTGATTTAACAAAAAAGGCCTTGGGTGGAATTGGAACAGCAACTCATGGTGCTGTTTATGGAGGTAGTTCTTTACCAGATGGTATGGAATCAAACCCGTGGAAACAGAAAATTGGTGATTCAGAAGAAGATTTGACATGGTTAATTGGTTAATATATAAAAAGATTATATTTATAAAGTAAGGAGTATAATATTATGGAAGATATAACAAAAGCACTTTATTCAAATTTCGTAAATACAATCAGAGAAACCGCTGATGAAATCGAAGAGTATGATTGTGAGAATGAACAAGATGTAAAAGAGATTGTTGAGTTCTTAAAAGCATACAAACCAGAGGTCAACGAGGCTGAATATCAAGGTAGAAAAGTAAAATTGGGTAAACCAATGCAAGGTGATGTTAAGAAGTTTAAAGTTTACGTTAAAAACCCACAAGGTAACGTAGTAAAAGTAAACTTCGGTCATGGAGGTAGTTCTGCAAAAGGAAAAACTATGAAAATTAGAAAATCTAATCCTAATGCAAGAAAAAACTTTAGAGCAAGACACAATTGTGATAATCCAGGACCAAGACACAAAGCTAGATACTGGTCTTGTAGAAAGTGGTAAAAATAAAATAAAGGTTATAATTTAAAATAGGAATAAAATGGCAGATACTTCATTTTTTGGTAGGTTAACTCGACTGTTTTCAACACAGGCGATTGTTCGTGTCGATAAAGATGGTAAAAGAAAGGTAGTTGATACTGATGATAGACAACGAACAAACCTTTCTTCACTAAGAGACAGATATACCAAACTACAAAAGACACAATACGAAATGGCTGGCGGGGCTCAATCAATGGCCTACCAACAAGTTCGTAGAGAAATATTCAGAGATTATGATGCAATGGATAACGACCCAATAATGGCATCAGCTCTTGATATATTTGCAGATGAATCAACATTAAAGAATGAATTTGGAAATATATTAACTATTCGTTCCTCAAATGAGAACGTACAAGAAATACTTAACAACTTATTCTATGATATAATGAACGTAGAGTTCAATTTATGGCCATGGGTAAGAAATATGTGTAAGTATGGAGATTTTTTCTTAGGTTTAGAAATGGCTGAGGGTAAAGGTATCGTTAACGTAACACCTTACTCAGTATATAACACCGAAAGATTAGAAAGAACCGACCCTGAGAATCCTAATTACGTTAAATTCCATATAGAAGATGATATCAATGGAAAAGTTGATTATGAGAATTGGGAAATTGCACACTTTAGATTATTAGCAGATACCAATTGGTTACCATATGGTAAATCAATGGTTGAAAATGCTAGAAGATTATGGAAACAATTATCTCTTATGGAAGATGCAATGTTGATTCACAGAATCATGAGAGCACCTGAGAAGAGAGTTTTCAAAATTGATATTGGTAACATTCCACCAAACGAAGTTGATAACTATATGCAAAGAATTATCAACAAGATGAAGAAAGTTCCTTTCTTAGATAGAAACACAGGTGAGTACAACTTAAAGTACAACATGCAAAACCTTACAGAAGATTTCTATCTACCAGTAAGGGGTGGAGATAGTGGAACTGCTATTGATAACTTAAGTGGTTTAGAGTATTCATCTATTGATGATATCGATTATCTTAAAAATAAATTGTTAGCAGCTCTTAAGATTCCAAAAGCATATTTGGGATATGATGAAAATGTTAATGGTAAAGCAACACTTGCTGCTGAAGATGTAAGATTTGCAAGAACAATTGAAAGAATACAAAGAATTGTTGTATCTGAATTAAGTAAGATTGCTATTGTTCATTTATATTCACAAGGTATCGAAGATTCAGAGATGACTAACTTCGAGTTGGCGTTAGTAAACCCATCTACAATTTACGAACAAGAAAAAGTAAATTTGTGGAGTGAGAAAATTAGATTGGCAACAGATATCAAAGATTTAAATATGTTATCTAAGGATTGGGTATATGAAAATATATTCAAAATGTCTGACCAAGAGTTTGCTACACAAAAAACTAAAATTATAAATGATTTAAAAGATAGATTTAGACATCGTTCTATTGAAGATGAGGGTAATGACCCTGCTATGGAGGATGAACCAGAAGATGTAGAAGAATCATTAGAAAAAATAAAACAAGAAATTAAAGATAAAGGTGGTAGACCTAGAGAAGGGGGAACTTACAAAAAGGATAAACATCCATATGGAAGAGACCCATTAGGTGATGACGACCGTACTAAAACCAACAAAAGACAAACCAGAGAGAGTAAGGTAAGAGTTTCTAATCAGAAAGCAAAGGAAATTGTAAATGGAGTTTCTTCAAAAAGAAAGTATTTAACTGAAAATGATATGTTAAATGAAGAAAATCTATTGGCTGATAGAGAAATTTAAGGTTAAATTAATATTTTTATATTTATATAAGAGTTTTAGTATGTATATCAAATTGTAGGACAAAAAATGAAAAAAATAAAACATTCAAAATTTAAGAACACTGGTATTTTGTTTGAACTACTAGTTAGACAAATCACATTAGAGATTCTAAACGGAGGTGATGAGAAAGCTAAAAACATAATTAAAGAGTTCTTTAAGCAAGGTACAGAAATTTCTAAAGAGAAAAAGTTGTACGATTTACTACTAAAAGAAAAGTACAATTCAGAATCAAGAGCAGAAAAGTTCATTGATGTAGTACTAGAAGCACACTCTAAAATAGATACTCAAAAAATTCTAAAAGAAAAATATAATCTTATTAAAAAGATACAAGAATCATTTAATATAGATGAATTCTTAAACTCACCTCTTACAAACTACAAAACTTATGCATCAATATACAAAATTTTTGAAGCTAAACAAGTAGAGCAATTTGATATTAAAGATAATTTGAACGCAAGATTCACTTTAGTAGAACATATTATAAATGATTCTATCAAAAACAAACAAAAACTAGTTGAAGATAGAACAATTGAAATGTACAAAAAACAAGAGAAAGATATGAGAATGCTTTCTTATAGAATACTAATCGAATCTTTCAATAAAAAATACACAAAACTAGATTCTTCACAGAAATCATTGTTAAAAGAATATATTAACAATATTAACAATACTAGTAAGTTTAAAGAATATTTCAACTTAAGACTAAAAGAATTAGTTACTTCATTACACGAAGAATATACCAAAACTTCTGATAAAGTTACTAAAATTAAGTTAAAAGAAACTTTAAACCTTCTAAAAAGACAAAAAGTTAGAAAGAAAGTATCCGATTCACAAGTTTCAGCAATTATGATTGGATATGAATTAGTAAAGGAAATGAAGAATGTTAGAAAGTAAGTATAAAGATTTTATTGCTGAACTTATAAAAGAAGTAGAAGAAGAGTTAGAAGAACAAACTACTACTGCTAATGTTGATGGGTATCAAACTCCTTATGCTTTTTCTGGTAAAGGAAAGAAAGATAGGAGAAAAAAGATTGCCCAACAAATGGGATATAAGATTGTAGGTGAAGCAAAAATTAAAACACCAGTTAATCGTTGGTTGGCATTGAAGAATGATGAAACTCGTTCTCCAAATCAAAAATTAGCTGTGGGTTTAAAAGAACTTAAATACCAATTGGCTGAAGTTGAAAAGTTCTTCAACTGGTATAATAAGATTAAAACGATGAATGAACTTGATAAAAATAATTATTGGAAGAGGACTCATCGTCATATTTATAATGTGAAGGAAAGATTAATTAATATAGCCAATAGTATAAAGGAGTTAGACCAATGAAAATAACAAAAAGTAGATTAAAAGAAATTATCGCAGATGTACTTAGAGAAGAATCTGAATATCAGACTTTCTTTAAGAAGGCACTAGAAAAAAGCGGTAAATCAATTCCATCCATGTCTGATGAAGAAAAGAAAGCGTTCTTCAACAAGATTCAGAAAGCATGGAAAGGTAAAGGAAAAAAGAATGAAGAATTAGCTTCATCTCAAATTGGTAAAGGTGATAACGCCAAACCATCTAAAGATGCATCTGATTCATCTAAGATAAAGTAAAATAATATGACAAAGGAGAGATTGTTAGATATTATTAATGAGGAGGTTGATAACGTAAAATTTGGTATCAACCATTTTCTTATTAAAGAGGAAATCACTAACGAAGATGAAAAACAGATTCGTGAATTGATTAGACAAGAAGTATCTGCAATATTTTTTGATTTGTTTAAGAAAAGAAAAACTTGGGGAGCATAATGGGACAATTACTAATAGAAACTAGATTATTTGAGGGAAGAGTTAACGAAGATTCCGAAGGAAGAACTATCGTTAAGGGTGTTCTACAACGTGCAGAGGCTCCAAATCAAAACGAAAGAGTATATCCAAAGTCAATTCTAATGAGAGAAGCAAAAAAATATGAAACTCTTATTAAAGAAAGAAGAGCGTTGGGTGAATTAGACCATCCAGATTCTTCTGTAATAAACTTGAAGAATGTATCTCACAACGTTAGAGAAATTCATTGGGAAGGAAACGATTTAGTAGGTACAGTAGAAATCCTACCAACTCCTTCTGGTAATATATTAAAAGAATTATTAAAAGCAAATATTCTTCTAGGAATATCTTCAAGAGGTATGGGTTCAGTAGAACCTATCGGTAAAGGAAGAGTACAAGTAGGAGAAGATTTTGAATTACTTGGGTGGGATTTTGTATCCAATCCATCTACACATGGTGCATTTATGACACCTGTTAACGAATCTAAACAAGTTATATCTGAGGTTTGTAATGAATATTGTAAAGCTCAAGATTTAATGAGAGAAATAATTACGGAGTTAAATTAATGATACAACTAGGACAAATAATAGGATTAAAACCAATTAACGAAGCAGAAGTATTTACTGCAACAAGTAAAGAAACTGGCACAACATCGGTATTTAAATCAAAAGCAGCAAGAGACGCAGCTATTAAGGCTGGAACTCATGAAAAAAGAAAAGGTGATAAAGATGGTGCCGTACAAGAACCTGGTAAAAAAGATACTCCTAAAGTAAACATATTTAAAAAAGATAAAGAAGAACCTAAGAGAGATTCTGCCACCGATGCACAGATAGATGATGTTCAAAATAATATTGGTGATTTAGATGGTGATGAAATAAGAGATTATGCAGAATCAGATATATTCCCATATCTTAAAGGAAGAGATTTGGAACTTGCAAAAATGTATGTAGATGATATTGATGCGGCAGGGGATGATTTTGATAGAAGTGCTGATTTAAGAAAAGATTTAAAAGATTTATTTGATAAGAAAATGACTTTAGATTCTCCAAAAGAAGAACCTAAAAAAGATGATAGTAATGATATTTCACAACCTAACTCAGTAGAAGGAACTGGTCAAGCAGACCCTAAGGTTAACAAACAAGTTCGTAAGATAGCTGATAAAATGGGAATCTCATCAAAAAAATTAGGTAAAGAAGAATACGAAAAGAAAATGGCACAAGCTGCGGTTGAAGCCTTAACTGATTCTAACTTTCATACTGAGGCTAGATGGTTGGTTGCCGATTTAGAAGGTAAACCAGAATTGAGAGAAAGACCAAACTATCCTAAGTTTGATGACCCTGATTATGAAAAGAAGATGGATGCAGTTAGAGAAAAATATGCATCTCAATACGCTGATGATGTTGATGATGACGCAAGAAACTTAGGTATCGAGGCATCACAGGCTGCTGGATGGGGTGGTGCTACTGCGATGGAGTCCATAGTATTTGATTTAAAAATGAGTGGTTCACATAAATTGGCAAATAAAATATTAAAATCTTTCAAAGATGCACAACAAAAACAAGAAGGAAGAATCTCAATAGGAGATATGATGGAAGATGTAATCAATGAAGGACCATCTACTGAAGAAAAAAGAATTGCAATGTTGGCTGTTAGAAAACAAGCTAAATACAGAAGTGTAAGTTTAGAACAGGCAATACAAGACCAAATCAATGCTCTCGAAGATTTAAAAAGAGATGCAAAGAGAGGTAAAATAAAATAAGGAGAGAACATGAAACTAAGAGATATACTTAAAGAATCCGAAGATAGAGGATTAACTAGTGAAGTTAAAAAACATTTCCTAGAAATCGTTTCTACATACAACAAATATCACGAATCAATGGATAGAAAATCTGATATCATTGAAGTTGCTGAAACTTTAGGTGGTATCAC